GGTTCACCAATTAGGATTGGGTTATTCTTTTTTCTTCTAGTTAAAATTTGAACCACACGTTCAATTTCCTCATCTCTACCAATAATGGGGTCAATACCACCTTTTGAGGCTATCTCAGTTACATCCCTACCGAAATTGTCTAGGATAGGTGTGTTAGATTTTGTGGTATTTTTTTTACTACTACCACTACCTGATTCATTATACTCATCTGTAAAACTCATATTTATTTGTTTTTTAATTTGGCTTATTTTTTCTTCAAAGTTTTTATAGTTTATATCTTGGTGTTCTAACACCTTTGTACAATCTAAGTTTTTGTTTTTTAAAATGGCTAACATTAAATGTTCTTCATTTATTTCATCATCGTTTAGTTTATCAGATTCTAACCCCGCTATGTTAAGTATAAGTTTAGATTCACTACTTAAACTTAAAATACCATTTTTTTTAATGGGGTTAACAATTTTCATTCTTAAATAAGACTCAATTTTTGCTGATAAGTCAAGAACGTCATAATGTAAACTTTCCAATATAGAAACAACATTGTTATCGTCATTTAATATTGCTAAAATTATATGGTCAGGAGTAATTTCATTACCACCCAACCTTAAAGACTCTTTTAAAGATTCTTTTAAAATTCTCTTAATGTTTTCACCAGTTGGTTTCATTTATAGAACAAATATAACCATTTTTTATTAATTAGACAACCTATTTACTTTAAATGTTGTTTAAACTAATTTTAATAAAAATAAAACATTGATTTAAATAAATAAAGTGATGGATGAAAATAAACACAACATTAATTTAGTTATTAAGAATAACCCCGATTCAGATGATTTTGAATATGGTACATATACACTAGAATTTAAAAATTGTTCTTTTAGAGTCAAGGGTGATTATTTCTTAATAGAGAATGAAGAAAAAAACACTAAAACAGGGCAAGTTTTCCAATTAAAAACAATTAAATCTTATAAAATATGGCAGTAGTAAAAAGAACAGAAAGAGAAGATGGTGTGGTTGAATGTTTAATCGACTCATCTAACATTTTATTATCAGAGTATAACAAATCTAAACAAACCTTAAAAATTATATTTAAAGCAGGTACACAATACCTTTATAAAGATGTTTTGGATAGGGATTATGTTAGATTTGAAGTTTCTGAGAGTCAGGGTTCGGTTTTTAACAAAACAATGCGTAAATACGAGTTTGATAAGCTGGATAAAGTTGATACTTCTAATTTATTGGAACAAATAGCGGAACATAAAGGTTAATTAAGCCTTTGTATAAGCAATAACATCTATTACTTCCATACAAGGTGGTTCAGCTTCAGAATTACTCATTGTAGCAACAACGAAAATAGGTCCTTCGGTATGAATAATATATCGAAGGATTTTTTTATCATCTTCACCATAACCTAAAAATTTAATATTAACATCCTCAAAACCATATTCCATTAGTTTCTTACTAATTAAAGATTTAATACTTTCACCTGTACAAGGTATTTCTTTTAAAACACTTGCGAGTTCTATTGCACTAACTTCGTTAATTCTAGACTCAGTTAGTTTTTCTAATTGTGATTCTGTTAATCTAATTACTCTTTTCATATATTAATAATTTTCATTATAATCCTCATCATATTCTCTAGGGTCAAAACCAGATTCAATTCTTTCTAGATCGTCTACTTCTACACCAGCTTCATAAGCTCTACCTTCTTCAAAGGCTTTATAGTAAGCTTCCTCAGAACCTTCTTCACGACCTTTTTGGTACCCGTCTATTAAACCTTCATCGTACCCTTCATCAAACCCCTTATCGTACCCTTCTTCATATTTTTCTTCAGCCTCACTGTCGATATCGGCTCTCATATCTTCTTGTCCTTCGTCATAACCCTCACTATAACCTTCTCTACGAGCTTCACCCCAAGCCTCTTGTTGCCCTTCTTCTCTACCATTCTCATAACAAGAATAAGCGAAATCGTGTAAAGCTTTATAAAGGTCGGTTAATTTATCTCCACTCATACCTAAGTTATAGATTGAGTTGACAAGCATATTTTTTTCTGGGTTATGAACATAATACCCAAATCCTTTTAAACCATCCAGTGAATTACCTATTTCTGATTTTGATGCTGGATTAGTATCCCTAACCCAATCAAAATCATTATCTTCTTTTAATATTTTCTTAATTAAATCTTTCATTATCATTTAATAAATATCGTGATATTTATGAATATGAACATAAATGAGAAAGAAATCGAACAAGCCAGTAGAAAGATAGATTTATCGGGGTTCAAAATGCAGGACGAACTTAACCCAAAGATATGGGATAAGGAGCAAAAAATGAAACCTGAAGTTAAAAAAACTTTGTTAAAAATAGCTGATGATTATTTTGAGTCTTTGGATTTACCTGGGGTTGATATCGAAGATGTAACCATGACAGGTTCTTTAGCGAATTATAATTGGTCCAAATACTCTGATGTAGATTTACATATAGTAATTGATTACGATGATTTACCAATGGAAAGAGATTTAGTTCAAGATTTTCTTAAATCTAAAAGTTCTAATTGGAATAAAGAACATGATGTCAAAATATATGGTTATGATGTTGAACTTTATGTTCAAGATATTAATGAACCACACCATTCAACAGGAGTTTATTCTATTTTAAATAATGAATGGAATATCGAACCTGAAAAAAAGAAAATTTCTTTTAGTGATAAATCAGTTAAAGATAAAGCCAATCGTCTAATGGATAGAGTAGAAGAAATTTATGATGAAATGGATGATGTTGAAAATGAAGAAACGGTTAAACGTGTTGATAAATTAACAGAAAAGATTAAAAAAATGCGTCAATCAGGTTTAGAGTCTGGTGGTGAGTTTTCTGTTGAGAATATTGTTTTTAAGGTTCTAAGACGTAACGGAATGTTGGATAGGTTATATGATATTAAAACCGTTGCGTATGATAAATCAGTTACACTAGAATCAAGTCAACTAAATAAACTAACTGAATCAATGTCAGAAGATCCCCTACAATGGATGAAAGAAATAAACCCAACACCAATAGATAGAGAGGGTAGTTCTTTTGGTGATCATGGTGCTGAATATGATATTGTAATGGATTATTTTAATAAACAACGTGTACAACAAGAGGGTGAATGGAAATATTCTATGGATAGTCTTTCTGGTTCCATTGTGTGGTGGCAAGATAGTCAAAATGATATTATTTTTTACGCAACCCCTTTTTGGAATGGTGAGGATACCCTTCCAATAGATTATCAAGGAGATATGGGTGATTATGATACTGTTGCACACATAGATTTACCCAAATTTAATTATAAGGAAGAACTAATTAATTGGTTGGAGAATGAATACCCACAAATAGTCCATAAAGAAATTGTGGAAGTCATTGGTGATATGGGTCCTTTACCAGAATCTGTGAATGAAAGGCTAATGGACAAAATTAAAAAGTTTAAACCAAAAGAAGAAATAGAAAAAGCTAGAGCGTTCTTTAAAAAGTTTCGTGAAGCAATGAAACAAGAGGGTAGAGAAACAAAAGAAGCGTGGGGTATTATATCTAAAGCTATTAAAGAAAAAAGAAAGTTAACAGGTGAAGAGGAAAAAAAAGTAAAAACACAAATGGGTGATCTATTTAAAACAACAGGTTTAACTATCGCCACTTTTTTACCTGGTGGAACACTTTATCTATTATTGACAAGAGTTCCACGTTTTAAGAAATATTTACTTCCTTCTGCTTTCTCTGATAATTCTAACGAATTTAAAGAAGAATAAACATATTTATATAAAAAAAGAAAATTATGGGCACTAGTTATTATATAGTAGACACAGTAGCAACAGCTAATTATTCGGCTAATACATACTATCAAATTTATGTTGACTCTACAGCATCATTAACCTATAAAGGTGTTGCTTTTCCTGGACCATCAACGGGGGCAATAGTGGTAGATTTAACGGTAAATGGACCGGCGGACGTTGCTGGTAGTAGTGATATAATCTTAATGGGTAAAAAGAAACCTGAAGCTTTCGCTACGGGACCAGCTGGTCAAGGTGGTGTTAACACAGATGGAACTTGGAACATAAGAGGATAAATAATAAAATAATATAAAATGAGAAAAAGTACTTTACAAAGAATGTTACAATTAGCTGACATTAAACCTGTCATAAAAGAAAGTAAAATTACACTTTCTAATTTTGAATTGGTTAAAGAGTCTGTTAACGGTAAAACATACGCTATTGTTAGAGAAAATAACAAATATCATATAAAGGAGGCTCAAACAAAAAATGGTTTAACTGAGTCTGACTTTAATTACGTTGGTGGTGTTATGAATAAAATGAAAAAATCATTTCATTCTTACAGTGATGCAACCAAACATTTAAATCTTATGTTTGAAGAAATTAATAACCATCATGATGTTGATGTTATTAATATTCTAGAATCAGATCAATTATTAAACGAAAAGAAATTTGTATTAAAATTAGATAAAAAGAAAAAATCTAAACCAGTTCCACCAGCAGAAGAACCTGTAGCTGATGAAGGTGATGAAGAGGAAGAAGAATTCGATTTCGGTGGTGAAGAAGAAGGTGATACTGAAGGAGAAGAAGATTTCGATTTCGGAGGTGAAGAAGAAGAAGATACTGAAGGAGAAGAAAATTTCGATTTCGGAGGTGAAGAAGAAGGTGATACCGAAGAAACAGATGTTGAGGAATTTGGCGATGAAGGTGATGAAGATTTAGAGTTAGAAGATTCTGATGATGAAATCAAAGATATACAAAGCACAACAGGAAAATTAGGCCAACAACTTAGAGATGTTGAGGATATTTCTTCTGATATGCAAAAATGGGTTGCCAAATCTGTTTTATCGGCTTTAGATTTAGATACAATGGATTCGGAAGATAAAAAAGATATTATCAAAACTATCAAAAAGAAAGAAGAAGAACCAACTGAAGAAGAGAGTGGTGAGGAGGATTTTGACTTTGGTGGTGAAGAGGAAGAAATGGAAGAATCATACGATAACTACATGGGTAGTGACTATGATGATGACATGGATGGTATGGATGGTTATGATTGGGATGGTGTGAATGTAGAGGATGAATTCCCTTCTTATGAAGATGTCTATGAAAAAGATGTTGAAATGAGGGATATTGAAATGCCTATCAAAAATAAAAGACATTTAAACTTAGACCCAGCTAACACAAAAAACCCTTACGATGACTACGATTCTTATATGGAAGAAAAAGGTTTTAATGAGGAGGCTTTTGATTCTTTTATGGATGAGATGGAAGAATTGGGTATCACGTCTAAAGATTCCAAATACGAATCTTATATGGAAGATACTGAGTTAGGTGGTGATGAAGATGATAAAGTTGCAGGACCTGATGAGGTTGATGGTGGTATGTTATTATTAGACATAGATGAGGATATGGGTCCTGAAGAAATGGATGCTTTATACGGACCAAACTCGTCAAGAAATTATAGTAGGTCACAAAGTTCTAGAGCTATGAGACAGGCTAATAAAGATATTTCAAAACATTACCATAGACCAGCAGCACCGGGTTATGAAAGTGACCCTGTAGAAAAATGGGCAAAACATAAATTACCTTATGATATGGAATTTATGGGTGAAGGTGATTACATGAATGAAGACCATTTGAACGACAAGATGGATACATACGAACAAGAAAAGGCTTATGAAGATGTTGAAACTGTTGTTAGGCGATATGGGATGGATGTTAAATTAAGAGAAAAACAAGATTCAGAAGATCCTGAAGAAACTTTAATTTACTTAGATATTGTAGACGGTAATAAAAAAATACTTGTAACAAGAATTAATTCTGTGGGTGATATTGAGGTAGGTGAGATGCGAGGAAACAAATTTTCTGGTGAACCTCTTGACAGTGTGGAAGATTTTATCGAAATTTTTGGAGAAGATTTAACTAGTAAAGAAAGAAAAGATTTAGACATGGCAGAAAACATTGAAATGAGTCCAGCTCCACAAAAAGCACCTGAAAAGGATCCAAGTCAACCAGCTACAAAACCTGGTAAACCTGAAAAAACTCCGGGTAAAGATAGACCATCAAGAAGACCGTTTAGTCCACCATCAAAAATAGACCCAAACGATCCTGATGCAATACCAGCACCTAAAGCCCCAGCTCCTGAAAAACTACCAACAGCTGATAATGACATAGAATTCGAATAAAATAAAATAATAATAAGGAAACATAGTCATTCGTTTGGCTATGTTTTTTTATGCTTCTTAACAATATTTATAATATATGTATTTAATTTATATCAATAGAATAGGGAAAACATTTAAAGGTGAGAATATCTTTGAATTCTTGTTTTCCGACTCAACGGATTGGGAATGGGATGATTCGTGGTATGAATCATCTGTTTTAACAGATACAAGAGAGTTATCACCTGACGAGTCCATTATTAAATTGGTGGGTACCCTTAAAAATGATGAATTAGATTTAGAATTAGTTCAGGAAGATGGTGTTCGTGATATTTATAACGCAGTGGAGGGTATTATAGCCTTAGGTTGGGAGAAGTTAGGGGAAGAAGATGAAATACCTGAAAAACGTAGGGTATTTAAATTTGGTGATACTAAAGAATCGGTAGATGAACAACTTTATGAGTATGATCTATCATTAAAATATAAAGAAAATAAAGTAATAAATAATGGCTAACAAAGAAAAAACAAAAGAAGAACCATATCTTTTAAACGATGATCAGAATATTGATGAGGTTGAGACTAGTACTGTCAATGTAACCTCCTATGATACGACAAAAGACGAAGATATGGAACAATTAACAAACGACATCAAAAAAATACCTAGTAATAATTCTGACTCTGTCTCTTATGACGATAAAGAAAATAAGGTGAAAATTAAAACAGAATCTAAAATTATTAAAAAAAATGATGTAATTAATATTCTTAAAAACCACAATAAAATAAATTTGTCGGAATCAGATATTATGTCTATACTTGAAGAAACTCAGAACCCTATTATGAAAAAATCTGAGTTAATAGAATCTATTAAAAACAATTTAATATCCGAGGCAAATATGAATGATAATGTAAGAAGAAGTTTTGAGAGTGGTGAAAACGATTACCAAGATATATTGGGTAGTGATTTAACAAATCAATTAGCACAAGAAGCTTTTGAAGAAATAGCAGACAATATTAGAAGAAAAACAGGTAAAAGAAATGTAACACTACAGGATGTACAATCACTTTTAGGAAATTCTTTAATGGCTGCAGCACAAGAAGAGTATCGTATAGGTACTGAAAATCTAGAGAGAAAGGCTGTGAATATGATTCGTAAACAATATAACATACCGATTGATGCAGTTGAGTTTGATGCCAAAATAGTTGGTTTACCACCACAAATGTTAGCGGGACAGGATATGACACCTCAACAAATGGAACAATTGTCTAGACAGGCTGGTATTAAGGTTGGTAAGATCAATCGTGAGGGTCTTAAAATGTCTAAAGGTGAAAAAGAACCACCTCAAGATAAAACACACGAAGAATTAAAACCAGCAATCAAAAGACGTAGGTTAACTAACGCTATGATGCATGGAGCGGCTAGAAAATCACAGAACTTACACCACTTAGACGACCAATTAAGAGAAGAAAACCCTGAATTGGGTAGAAATTACGCTAACTTAATGGCGGCTAATGACGCTAATTACTTTTTAATAGATGATGAAACTATTAGAAGAGAGGGTGAAAGTGGTATTCACGCTGGAAACGTTAAATTAGACCTTTCTAATCCAGAAAAACCAAAAATTATAGCACAAGGAATGGTTTTCCCTATTCTTTTACATGAATTATCTAAAGGTGTTGTTGAATTAATGTCTCTTTGGGGATTATCTGAGGACCCTGAAGAAAGAAAATATGTCTTAGATAAAACAGATAATTTAGCTTCTGAAACTAATGATATTCGTTTGGGTACAAAAATATGGGAAAAATTTGTGGCACAAATACCGGTAAATAACCAAGAAGTGATTTCTCTTACTTGGAATATGTTACAAGAGTTACCTGATAATGAATATAACCAAATTATAGAAGGTTTGATTAGTGGTAGTGGTGACGCTCAAAATAAAGTAAGAAGAATTGCTGAAGAAGCTCTAGAAGAATTACAAAGAGAAGCTTCAGAAGATGTTTTTGGTGGATACGATGATAGTCCTGAAGATGAAGATGAGGGTGATACTTTAACACCACCTGAAGAAGGAGAGGAAGAAGATGATGAATTAAGTAGATTAATCAAAGGTGATGAACCTGAAGGTGAGGATGAAATCGATTACGAAAGAATGTCAAAAAGAGACCTTGAAATAGCTATAGATGACGCTTTAGATTCTGGTGATATGGATTTGGTTAGATACTTAGGTTCACTACTGAATAAGAAATAAAAGAAAACGGATTTAGGACCGTTATCAGTTACGACTGATTAAACCCGCCAAAGTTCGCTACTATGGTGGGTTTTTTCTTTATCTAAGATATTTATAGACATGAGTTTATCCAAAGCACAAATGTTATTAGAGATAGGTAAATGTTTAACAGACCCTATCTATGCTATTGAGAATTATTTAGAAACTGAAGATAGGACACAGGATGGTTTTGTTCCTTTTAAGTTATTTCCTAGACAAAAGGAGTTAGTTAGTGCGTATAAAGCACATCACCACAATATAGTGATGAAACCTCGTCAGGCTGGTATATCTACTACTACAGCAGCCTATTTATCAGTATTAACCGCTTTGGCATCAAATAAAAGTACACAAAAAGTACTTATAGCGGCGAACAAACAAGAAACAGCTAAAGAATTCTTAAAAAAGATTAGAGATTTCACGGTACAACTACCAGCATGGATGGATGTTTATCGACCACCAAATTCCGATTCTTGGTTTGACCCTGAGAAAAACTCTAGTTCACACTATAAATTATGGAATGGTTCTGAGGTGAAAGCGGTGGCTTCATCGAAAGATGCTTTAAGGGGTTATACACCATCAGTTATTGTTGTTGATGAGGCGGCCTTTATCGAGGGTAATAAAGGGGAAGAATTTTATACCGCAGCACAACCATCACTTTCTACAGGTGGTAGGTCTATCCTTATTTCTTGTGTTACGGATGATACTTTTGTGTTAACACCAAAAGGTATTAAAGAAGTATCTGATTTTGTAGAATATGATAAAGAAGGTGGTTATTTTACGAAAGAATATGAAGTTTTTGGTTATGGTAAATCTAGAAAGTCTAATATATTCCATAATAATGGTTATGTTGACACAAAAATTATAGAAACTAAGTTCAGTAAATTAGAGGGTAGTAATAACCATAAACTATATGCTTATTCTGAAAAAGATAATAGATTCGGATGGTATAAATTAGAAGAACTAAATGTTGATGATTATGTACCAATTATTTATGGTCATGATGTTTGGGGTGATAATGATGATTGTTCCGATTTTACACCAATAGAGAATATAAGAAATAAAAATAAATTTAATCCTTCTGTAATAACTGAAGATATATCTTATTTTATGGGGTTATTTTTAGCTGAAGGTTCTACATATAAATTCATTAAAAATGGTAAACATTATGGTACTTCTATAACGATTAGTTGTGGTGATGATGTATCCCATGTTTTTGATAAGTTGGGGTTAAACCATTCTTATGATGGTCAATGGCATTATACAACAGGTTCCAAAGAGTTGGGTGAATTTTTAGAATATATTGGCTTTGATTTAAGTAAGAAAGCAAAAGAAAAAGTTATACCAAAAAGAATATTCGAATTATCTAGAAATAATGTTATTGCCTTTATTAAAGGTTTTATGGATGGTGATGGACATAGTCGACAAGATAATGGTAGGGTTGGTTTGTGTTCTTCATCTAAACGATTAGTAGAACAATTTAGGATGTTATTCATGAATTTTGGTATTTTATGTGAATATCAAGAAATATTAATGAAACCAACCAAAAGAGTTAAAGTAGAATCCACGAATTTTAGGTTAAACATGTCTACTAGAAATTCTAAAAAATATTATGATATAATAGGTTTTGATTTTGAAAGAAAACAGATTAAAAGAGAAAATTTAGTCACACCAACACTTAGAAATTCTTACGATGTTATACCAATGGGTGTTGAGATAGTAAAAGAATCTTACAAAAAATCTAAAAAGGGATTGAAATTTTTTAGAGATAATGGCTGTGATATCTCACATGTTACCAAAAATAATGGTAAAGTTAAACATGTTAGTAGAGAATTAATGTTAAGTTTTCTAGATTTAGTAAATGAGGAACATGGTTTAGTTAAGGATAATATCACTTGGGTTAAGATTAAAAGTATCACCAATAATAAAAATGAGACATATGATTTCTCCCTACCCGACTCAGAAGAAGATTTTTGGTGTCATTCAGTTTTATATAATGGTATATTAGGTCACCAAACACCCAATGGCCACGATCCGCTTTATCATAAAGCATATGTGACAGCTGAAAAAGGAAAAAATAATTTTAACATTATATCAATGAAATGGTATGAAGATCCTAGGTATAATGGTAGAAACGATGGTTCAGGTATGTCTTGGATATTGAGACATGAAAAAACTGATGAGGTAATTGAAGAAATTGTGGACCCAAAAAGTGGTTTTGGGCCTGATGCTGTTGTTCCTGAAGAAAAGTGGGTCGAAATGATTGAAAAAGGGTATGAACCTAGGTCAAAGTGGTTTGATGATATGTGTGCTCAACTTAACCATAATGCTAGGTCGATTGCTCAGGAGTTGTTGTGTTCTTTTGTTGGTTCAGGTAATAACGTAATTGACGGTAAGTACAAAAACAGACAAGAAAGAGATAATGTAAAAGACCCAATCAGAAAAGAATGGATTGATGGTAATATGTGGATATGGGAAGACCCAATTGAAGGTCACCAATATATTATGTCGGCTGACCCTTCTTCAGGTTCTTCTGATGACTTTGCAGGTATTTGTATTTGGGATTTCACAACAGGTAATCAAGTTGCTGAATATCATGGAAAAGTAGCACCCGATGTCTTAGGCGAAATATGTAAGTATTATGGTGAATCATATAACGCCTTTGTAGTAGTGGATATTACAGGTGGTTGGGGAGCTTCTGTTATTCTTAAATTAATAGAATTAGGTTACCCAAAAAAGAATCTTTATTATGATGTGGTGGTTGGTATTGATTCGGTTGAAAACAATAAAGCCTTACAAAAATTTATGGACAAAGGTAAATTACCTGGTTTAAGTTTCCAAAAAAATAGAAATACGATTATCTCAAAATTAGAAGAGTCGGTTAGGATGGATTCTTTTAAGATTCGTTCTAAAAGAGCTTTAGCAGAAATAGAAACATTTGTTTTCATTAGTGGTAGAGCAGACCATATGAAAGGTTATCATGATGACCTTTTAATGTCTATTGCTATGTGTTGTTTTGTTGGCGCAACTTCTTTTAAAGATATTGAAAAATCAAAGGGACAGGCCAAAGCTATTGTTAATAGTTGGTCTGTTGAAACTAATAATATTAGTGATAATAAAATTTTGGGTGAGGTTGCTGGTACGGGCTTCTACACAGACCAAAAAACAAAAAATAATAATGTCACCGTTGACCAATTTAAAGAAAACATGTGGTTATTTGGTGGTATGAGGGGATTTAAAAAATAAGATCATGGCTAGAGTAAGTTCAAATAATCCATTTAGTAATAAACCTAGTGTTAGAAAAGGGGCGGGTCCTGTTTATAATACAATAAAAAACCAACCCAATGTTAGAAACAACAGTAAAAAGGCTAGGGAAGTAAAGGAACCTTGTTTTGGGCCATACGATAATTTGGTAAAGTATGTTTTTGAGGTTGATACCGAAACAGGTAATCGTTTAGCTTATGTAGATTGTGACTATGTAGACTAATTAACCTTTCTATTCGATCCTCTTCTATTATTTGTGATAGACAAAGAATCTTTTACGTAATTTAATTTTAAAACTTCTTCTTTTAAAGAACTTATTAACTCTTTAAGTTTGGTGTTTTCTTTTTTCAATAATTCGTATTTTTTATTTAATTCTTTTAAACTATCTAAAGATTCTGATTTCAACTTCTCTGAATTAATTTTTTCTATAGTAATCACTTCATACATTTCTTTAACCCTTTCTTTTTCTTTTTCTACTAATTTTTTAAGTTCATTAGACTTAAGGCTTAAATCATTTAATTCCTTGGTTTGTTGTTCTATTTTAACTTGTTTATTTTTAACCAAATAATCTAATTCATTTATTTTAGTTGAATCACTTTTCTTTCTTTCTGAGATATCACTAATCACTTCTTCTGCGATTAAAAAAACACTATCCCTTTCATTATGCATAACCACAATTTCTTCTTTAATGTCAACAATAAAATCATCATTGTATTTAGACTCCATAAAATATGTGATTAAAATAATTGAAACTAGGCTGGACAATAAAAATATATAACGTTTTTTCATATTTATCTTTTTTTAACTTCGGTTAGTATTTCTATAATTTTTTCGTTAAGTTTTTTGTTATCTTCTTTTAACAATTTAACTTCCTCCTGTAAATTTTTTACTTGGGTCTCCAAGGTGGATGTTTGTGCTACATAAAGATAACCTATAGCCATTAGACACATAAATAATAATGCAACTATAGGGTTTTTAACAAATTCCTTAAATGATATTGTAGGTAGTGCCATAACCTTTTTTATTATATAAATATAATGTTCACATTAATAATTTACCCATTATCTTTATTTGTGATATTTATAAAAAAGAATATTCAAATATTATGGCAGAAAATAATAAAAACCTAACAGTATACCAAAAATTATTTTACTTGTTTGGACAAGGTAATGGTGGGGTTAAAGCTAATGTCACCAATAAAAAATATGCTTTAGGTGATAAGGATTTAATTGTTTCAAAATCTAGAGAAGACTTTGAAAGAGAACGTTTACAACAACAACAACAAAAATATTTAGAAGGACAATGGGCTAAAGTAGAAAATGATTTATACCAAAAATCTGTTTTTTATGAAACAACTAGAATAGCTTCCTATATGGATTATGAGGGAATGGAGTTTACTCCGGAAATAGCTGTATCTCTTGATATTATGTCTGAGGAGTCTTGTACTTTAAATGAACAAGGTAATATTATGTCTATTTATTCTGATTCTAGTAGAATAAAGAAAGTTTTAGAGGATTTATTTTTTAATATAATAGATATCCACTCTAACCTACCAATGTGGACTAGAAACACATGTAAATATGGTGATAATTTTGTCTACTTAAAAATTGATTACAAGTCAGGTATTATAGGGGTTAATCAATTAACTAACCTAGATGTAGAAAGAAAAGAATCTAATTCTTTCCCTTTTCAGTCACAGAATATGGAGGCTATGGGTGATGATACTAAAAAAAGGGAGGTCAAATTTATTTTAAAAGATAAGAATATTGAATTTAATGCATGGGAATTAGCTCACTTCCGTTTATTAGGTGACGACAGAAAATTACCTTATGGAACATCTGTATTAGAAAAAGTAAGACGTATATGGAAACAACTTCTTTTAGCTGAGGACGCAATGTTAGTTTATCGTGTTACAAGAGCACCTGAAAGAAGAGTTTTTAAAGTTTATGTGGGTAATATAGATGATGCCGATGTAGAATCATATGTACAAAAAGTTGCTAATAAATTTAAGAGAACACAAACTGCTGATAGAGAAACTGGACAAACTGATATTAGGTATAATACATTAGCGGTAGACCAAGATTATTTTGTTCCTGTTAGAGACCCTAACGCTTCCATGCCTATAGAAACACTACCTGGGGCATCAAATCTAGACCAAATAGCCGATATTCAGTTTATTCAAAGAAAAATGGTAACCGCCTTAAGAGTTCCTAAAACTTTCTTAGGTTTTGAGGATGTTGTTGGTGAGGGTAAGAATTTGGCCTTAATGGATATTAGGTTTGCAAGAACTATTAATAGAATCCAACAAGCTATGATTCAAGAATTGAATAAAATAGCTATTATTCATTTGTATATATTAGGATTCCATGATGAACTTAATAATTTTAAATTAACACTTAATAACCCATCTACACAAGGTGAGATGTTAAAGGTTGAGCAATGGAAAGAAAAAGTTCTTCTTTATAAAGATTTAACTGGTAGTGATGGTGGTATTGCCCCTACATCACATACATGGGCTAAAAAGAATATATTTAATTGGTCTTCTGATGAAATTTTAGAAGATTTAGAACAACAAAGATTAGAAAAGGCTGTCGTTACTGAACTAGAAAAAACATCTGAAATCATTAAAAATACTGGTTTCTTTAAAAAGGTTGATAAACTTTATGGTGAATTACCTATGGACCAAGGTCAGGCTGACATGGAAGGTGATGATACTGGAGGTGATACAGGTGGATTCGGTGGGGATACCGGAGGCTTTGGTGGGGATACCGGAGGATTTGGTGGTGAAGAAGCTGGTGGATTCGGTGGTGGTGAAGAAGCTGGTGGTGAAGAAGCTGGTGGATTCGGTGAAAGTTTTAGAGGTGATGAAAATACAATAGAAAAATTACTTTTAGAGGGTAAGAAAAAAAATGAAGACATATTTAATATGACTAAAGGTATTGACATACTTTTAAATGAAGAAAATGATGACGATAGTGAACTACTTATAAATTAAGGCATATTTATTATAAAAATAATGCTATGAACTTTGGAACTGTTAAAGATATATTTGTTGAAAAATTAGTGGAATCTTACACTAATGGTGATGATAAGGGTAAAAAGTTGTATAAAAATTTTTTAAAATTAATTAAAGAAAGTGAAACTTTAAAAACAGCTTTTATTGTTTTTAAAAATATAGAAGATAACACTTTTAAAAGTGAATCTAGTGCTATTGAGTATATAAAAGAATCTGTTTCTCTTTTTGATAATTTTAAAGGTGAGAAGTCATTGAACTCTGAAATAGAAAAATTAACTTCTTTACTAGAATCTTATGATGTAGATTATAAAAATAAAAAGGTTAAAACTATACACAAAGATTTACAAAATTTAATCACATCCCCTAAAAATGTTCATACATTAAACAAACTACAAGAAGCTAAAGAGGGTTTGGTGTCATGGTTAATGACTGAAAAATCTGTAATTAAAGAAGAATCTGACCAAAACATTATTAAAAAGAATGTTGACCCCAAAAAATTCTTAGATATTGCTGTTAAAAAGTTTAATGAAAAATACAAAGACTCTCTAACAGAAGAAGAAAAAGATATATTAAAGGTTTTACGTGAAAACAACGAAGAAAAAATTAAAACCTTAGTATCAGAATTAGTTAAAGAAAACATTTCTTTAGTTAATCAACATTTAGAAAAAAATGTTGACAACGTTACAATTAAATCAAAACTACTAGAAACTAAGGACACTATTTATAAAATGGTGGAAAATAACGACAGTTTCGGTCAACATGTTTTGAGACTGTACGAACTAAAGAAAAACCTTAAAAATGATTAACAAATTATTAAATCAATTCGTATCTACTTTTGGATTTAACTGTACTGGAGATTTTACTGACTCAATCATACATAGTAAAATTTTAGGTATAACATTACCATTGGCTGGCATTTCAGCTTTATTAGAAAATTCATTAGGTCTACAACATTTAACTCTAATATCTTTTGTTGTCTTAGTAACATTAGAGCTAGTTACAGGGTTAATAGCTGCTAAAGTTAAAGGTGAACAGATCGTATCAAATAAATTTGGTAGGTTTGGTCTTAAAGTATTGGTTTGGTTGATTTTACTTTATGTTACCAATTCAATGAGATTAGAGTATTATGGTAGTTTAGAAAGTTTTAGAAATTTGGCAAGTGGATTTTTTACTTGGTTACATGGTACAATGTTTATTTATATTGTATTGGAGTATTTAATATCGGTTTTAGAAAATTTAGGGGCAATAACTGGTAAGTCAAAAGACAACCTGATAAAATCTATTATAGATAAATTAAATAACCTACTTAAAAAATAATAAATGAAACCTTCAAAATTAATATTCAATCTACTCCCTAGTATTTTAACAGGTATTGCAGGTATACTATGGCCTATATGGGTAATGGATGGTGCTTTTGATGACGCAATCATACCAGCGATAGGATCTTTTATTGCTATTTATGGTGGTTTTGTTGCAAACATAGTTTGGATTTATAAAAATTGGGATAAAAAATGATGTTACTATTAAGCATATTTTTGATTATCTTATCTGGTATAGCTGAAGGTGTAATGGATACGATACAATTCCATTACATGTCATCAAAATTTAAAAATTTTAAGAATCATTTATTTTGGGACCCATATCATTCATGGAGAAATAAATATAAAAATGGGAATCCAGAAGAAGGAGAACGTTTTCCTTTCTCAACTACCTTGTTAGTGGGATTTACAGATGCTTGGCATTTATTTAAATTACTTAGAAATTTATTTATTTTTAGTTCTATTTTTTTATTACTAATGTTTTTTGAACAAGGTTTGGGTACAAGTTTATTAGTAACAGCACTTTTAAGAATATTCTTTGGATTTGCCTTTACTATAATGTATAGAAAAATGGGGGTATAGCTCAGTTGGCTAGAGCATCTGCCTTGCACGCAGAGGGTCGTGGGTTCGAATCCCTCTACCTCCACTACAATAACAAAATGAGTAAAATGTTTTTATGGAAAAAATAAAAAATAAAATGAAAGCAATTAAAAATTGGTTTGTCTCTGTTGGTAATAAAATCAAATGGTTTTATACTGAAATGATGAATATGTATTCTGCTCACGATTCTTACTTCTCTAAAAAAAGAGTTGAGTCTGGTATAGCATTTCTTATCGCTCAGTTTGGTATGATTTTCTTCTTAATTAAAAAGATTGATACCATGGATGTTTACGAATTAAGTATATGGGCAGGTATGGAATTCTTGATAGCTGGTTACACAGTAAACCAAATTCAAAAAGAAAAAAAAGTTAAGGAAACAGAAGAAGACCCAAGTGTTGAGTAATTTAACCACTGATTAGCCTCCCAAAAATGGGGGGCTTTTTTTTGTGCGTAAAAATGTTTATAATTAATAAAAAATAACAATTAATAAAAAAGAAAAGAATGAAAGTTTTTTTAGAATACGTTTGGTTGGACGGTAATCAACCACAACAATTAAGGAGTAAAACTAAAATCGTTGATTCTAGTGATTTATTTGATGACCTAGATGAGTTGGAGAATACTACCAACCCAAAAAATTATTCTGATTGGTCTTTTGATGGTAGTTCCACAAAACAAGTTAAAGCAGGTAGGGGTGAAAATACAGATTGTGTTTTAAAACCTGTTTATGTAACTAAAGACCCTTTTAGAGGTGGTTTAAATAAAATTGTTTTTTGCCAAGTATTTAATTCCGATGGTAAAACACCACATGAAACAAACACAAGATTTAAATTAGAAGAATTAACAAATTCTTTAAACTTAAATGATGAAGAATTAGTAAAATCTGATTTACCTTGGTTTGGGTGGGAACAAGAATACACTTTAACCACAAAAAAAGTAAAAGAAGTTGGTCACCCATTTACAGAAGGTGAAGGTTTACCATTAGGTTTCAGTGATGGTTATTTTGGTCAACCTAGACCACAAGGTGATTATTATTGTGGAACAGGTGCTGATACAGTAATTGGTCGTGACATTGTGGAAGAACATATGAATCTTTGTGTTTATATGGGTCTTGATGTTTCTGGAATTAATGCTGAAGTAATGTTGGGTCAATGGGAATATCAAATAGGACCCGTAACATCAACTAATGGTTCAGACCAACTATGGGTTTCTAGGTACGTTCTACAACGTGTGGCAGAGAAACATGGTGTAAAAGTATCTTTCCACCCGAAACCGATGAAAGGTGATTGGAATGGTTCAGGGTGTCACGTTAATTTTTCTAATAAAGAAATGCGTGAAGAAGGTGGTCTAGAGTTGATTAAGGATACAATGATTAATCTTTTAAATAGACACGAAGAACATATTAAATCTTATGGTTTATTTAATGATGAAAGAATGACAGGTGAACATGAGACTTCTAGTATTCATGATTTTAATTGGGGTTATAGTACAAGAGACACTAGTATTAGAATTCCTGTACAAACACAAATAGAGAAAAAGGGATACTTTGAAGATAGGCGGCCAGCCTCAAACTGTGACCCTTATACGGTTTCTTTAAAAATGTTAGAAACTGTGTATAACCAAGTTAATCAACTTGTGGGTGTTGAGTAATTTAATGTATGAAAAGAGGAAAAGAAATTAAACTAAATTTACCAAACCAGTACAATGTAATAACCGGGACTGTAGATAATAAAAACCCTAAGTCATTATATATTCAAATATCAGCATGGGGTAAACCTAAAAAATATGGTGTAGAAGATTATGATAGCGTTATTAAATCAAAATCAAAAACCATTAAAAGAAATTTATATGAGATATTAGATGAAAACCTATTTTATAAAAAAAACTCTATAATAGATTTTAATATGGCTTCTTCTGGGGTTAGTTATGGTAAAAAAAGTTACATGTGTGTAGAATTGACTCTATTTAAAAAAGAACCACTTTTACCAATAAATTCTGAAGAAATGATCCCTATAATGGAAAATATATCGGAAGAGCTAATAAAGAAGGTGTTTGAAGTCGATGATGATTTTGAATTTTACAATAAAAAAAGTTAAATAAAATGGGGGTCACTGACCCCCATTTTTTGTTTTAAACTAAAATTGGCATATTTATAAAAAAAATATAGATATGAAAATATTAAAACCGGGTGAAGAAGGACGTGGTTATCTAGTTGAGTTTGATTCTGGATTTATTTCGTCAGAATTAACTTGTCAAGACGGTGTTTGTTCAAACCATAATCTAATAAATGAATTTAAATCAGGTTTAACTCTAGGAAAAGATGGTTCTTTACCTGATAAAATCGAAATATACGCAGTTCTCCAAAAATGGGGTGTAGAAAATAAAAACGGTAGAGTTTACCCCGAAGAAATCCTTAAAAGGGAGGCAAAAAGATACCAAGAATTTATCGACATGGGAACTTCTCTAGGTGAATTAAATCACCCTGAATCTTCTATTATTGATGCAGATAGAGTATCCCACAGAATCACAGAAATTTGGTGGAATGGTAAAACGCTTATGGGTAAAATGGAATTGGACACAACTCCAGGTTATCTTAAATCAGGAATTATTTCATCTGTAGGTGATAAAGTTCTTAATATGATTAGAAAAGGTTGGACCGTGGGTATCTCATCAAGAGGTGTTGGTTCACTTAAAAACGAAAATGGTAAGAATGTGGTACAAGATGATTTTGAATTAATCTGTTGGGATATCGTTACATCACCGTCAACTCCGGGTTCTTGGATTTCTACGAGTAAGAAAGATTTAACTTCTTTTATGGAATCAACCAAAGATAATAAAACAAAATTAATCTCTGAAAATGATTCAGATTTATTGGATAGTTTAAATAAATTTTTATTGTAATGAAAAAAAGAGTTGTAAAATTAACTGAATCGGATTTGGAGAATTTGGTTAAACGTATTATTAAGGAATCTGATGAGGATTGGTTGACTAACACTTATGGTGAAGATTTACACACAGAAGAAGAAATGAATTATGTGTGGGATAAGTTAAATAGAATGAATAGTGATATCGTTTTTGAAAGAATGGAAAAAACATTTAACGAAGAAAGTATGAGTGTTGAGAGTTTCGTAGATTACTTACCAACCCATTTTGGTTTGGATGAAGATTATTTAATTTCAGTATTAAAACAAATTCAAAAAGAAGGGATATGAAAAATATTATATCAGAAACGGAATTAAAGAGAATGGTAAAGAAAGTTGCCAGAAAAGAAAAACTTAATAAGATTAATGAAAGTTATGACAACTATATGGGTGATTCTATTTTTGATGATATTGATAATGATATAATGGAAATGCCAAAAGAAGAGGCTTTAGATTATTTAGACGAAATCATCAACTTTTGTATTAATAAACAAGAAGATTTAGGGTACGATAATTATATGGATGATGTTCACGAAGAAGAAAAGTGGATTCAAAAAGCTATTAAAAAACCAGGTTCTTTAAGAAGAAAAATGGGTAAAAAAGAAGGTGAGAAAATAACATCAACTGATATTAAAAATAAATTAGCTTCATTAAGAGCTAAAGATGAAGACCCAACCAAAAAAGGTGTTCAAGGTTTGGGTAAAAAAGATTTAAAAACTTATAGACAATTAAATTTAGCCAAAACTTTACGTGGCTTATAAATACTTATATAATAAATAAAAAAAAAATGAAAAAGAAGATAGTTAGACTAACAGAATCAGATTTGGAAAAATTGGTTCAACGTATTATTAAGGAAGAGGATGAAATAGATCAAAACACACCTGAAGATGGTGGTGAAAATGAAGATAATCCACAAGACGTGAAGAACTTCTTGGAAGCGATGAAAAAATACTTTATGAATAAGTACCCAAGATTTGCTAATAAAATTAATACTAGAAAAGAAAAAGCAATGTTACTAGCTGCATTAGCTGAAGAGTTGGGTGTGGATACTAATATGATTAACATGGCTAAAGGAGAATTAAAAAAATCTGGTCTAAATAAGTAACATGAACATCCGTAGAATCATAAAAGAAGAACTTCTTAAAGAGGTGGGTGGTTATGATGACCCAAATGTTATGGCTACACATGCTGGTCATACTATGGGTGTTTTAGCTGATTCTTATAATGACTTATCAAACACTTTACAAGGTTTGGCTAACGCAATCATGGATAAAGCAGAAAAAGAAGACCTTGTTATTTTTTTAAAGGAAACTTCAAAAAAAATTAGTTTCCTTGTTGATGTTATTGAAAGGGTGTTAAAAGATTTCACCGAAGATGATTTAATAATGAAAGCCAAATCAATAATTAAATCACTAAAATCTTTTAAAAGAAAAATAGATGTTCTTTCTAATTTTTCTGATGTTATGGGTGGTAATGAAGATTTTATTGAAAGGTTAAAAATTCTATTAATGGATTTAATCCCTTCTATACAAGAATATGGTGAACAATTAAGTATTACAAATAAAATGTTTGGTGATAGAACTTCTGGTATGGGTAGAGGTTCTTTTGGTTCAGGATTTAGTCCAAATTAATACTTCACTAATTAAAATATAATCATTAGTATTAGTTTAATTAAATTATAAAAAATAAAAACGTTTTAAAATGGGAGATCAAACATTAAACTTTTTTCTTGTAAGAGTAGAATTCAAAACAATTAACGAACAAACAGGAAAACCAAAAAAAATCAAAACACAATACTTGGTTGATGCCATGACTTGTACTGAAGCAGAAGCAAGAACTCATCAATACTTAAATGGAACTGTATTGGATTATGAGATTGTATCAGCAGTTAAATCACCAATCGAAGATGTGATTAGAGTTGAGGTTCTAGCTTAACAAAAACTGTTAAAACAAAAAAAAGACTCAGAAATGGGTCTTTTTTTTAATCTCTATATTCTTCAGGTAATCCCATACCATCAGCAATCTTATCAAATAACCCATCATGTTCTTTGTGTTTTGGTAGGTCCTCACCCACACAGGCATGAATTAATTCATGTACAATAACCCATTTAAGATATTCTTTATCATCCAAAGCTTTTGATTTAATACCCATTAAACCATTTTTACCATTTTTAGGGTGATTAAAGCCAGCTATTTTCCCATCAACAATATCATCATCTATTTTAATGTCTATTGTAGGTAAGTCTAAATCTTTACCTGTAACATCTAAATAAACTTTTTTTAACTTTTTTTCTATTGAATTTTTTAAAGACCTGATTTGATTCAAATCCCCATTTTCTTCATTTAAAACAAATCTTTTAGCCTCACTAAGTAAGGTTCTTTTAATGATATTTTTAATATTTTCTCCCATATAAAGATAAATATCGAATATATCAAGATTGTTTTAATAAAAAAAAAATAAACTTTTCCACATTACTAGATATTTATTTGAAAAATACGCATTTTAATGTGCTGATTTTTTAATAATAATAATTAAAAGCAAAAAAAAAGAAAAATGGCTGAAACAAGAAAGTCTATCATCGATGAAGCTTTTATGGAAGCAGAAGCAATTGAGCAAGCTTTCAAGGTCAACTCAAAAGAAATACTGGCCCACACAATGGGTTCAGATATTGAACAAATGGTAAAGGAATCTTTAGAAGGTTCGAATGGCTTAAAAGAAGACGAAGATGAAGAGAATGTTGAGTTAGAGTTAGACTCTGATGAGGCCGGCTTAGATGCTGGTGACGACCTTGACCTAGAATTAGGTGATGAGGATGAAGATGAAATGGACATGGATTTCGACTTAGAAGACGAAGACATGGATATGGATTCTGAGGAAGACCTTGATGTAATAGACCTTACAGGTGAGGATGATGACAAAATCATTTCTGTGTTTAAAAAAATGGCACCAGAAGATGAGATTGAAGTTGTTCAAACAGCTGATGGTGTAGAAATCAAGGATAACGAAACTGGTGCTGAGTATAGAATAGAACTTGGTGGTGATTCTGAAATGGAAATGGATGACATGGACATGGAACTTGATTTAGATGATGAGGACATGGATATGGATGACATGGATATGGATGATGAAGAAGGTGAAGAAATCGAATACCAAATCGAACTTGATGACGAGGAAGATGAAGAAGGTGGAGAAGAAGGTGGAGAAGAAATGGAAGATGAAATGGAAGAAAGTTACGCTGGTAAACGCAGAAAAGGTAACAAATACCATGGAGCAGCTCATTTCCCAACAAACGAATCTAGAGCACCTAAGTTCTTAAAGTTAGTTAACGAAAACAAAGTTCTAAAAAATAAAGTTAGTTCTATAGTGTCTGAAAACGATACTTTAAAAGAAGACTACAACAAAATGGTAGACGCTCTTAAAGAGTTCAGACAAAAATTAAATGAGGTAGCTGTTTTTAACAGCAATCTTACTTATACAGTTAGATTATTTACTGAACACTCAACTACTAAAGATGAGAAAGTTGATATTATCAAAAGATTCGATGATGTAAAATCACTTAAAGAATCTAAAAATGTTTACAAAAACTTAGTGAAAGAAATTTCTAAAACTAAGGCTCCTTTAAAGGAATCTATTGATAATAGACTTAATCAAACTAAAAGTAGTGGTTCAGCAACTGAAATAACTGAATCAAAAGTTTATGTAGATCCACAAATTGAAAAAATGAAAAAATTGTGGTCATACGAATATAAACAATAATAACAACAAAAAAAATTAAAAACCAAAAAAATGGGATATTTATTAAAATCAGGTGAAGTCGGAAATATCGGACTTAAACACCAAAAAGCAGTTCGTGAAGCAACTGTAAGCAAATGGGAATCTTTAGGATTCTTAGAAGGTCTTAATGGCCACGTAAGAGAAAACATCGCTTTGTTATATGAAAACCAAGCGTCTGTTCTTATTAATGAAACTACTGACGCTGGTTCTTCTGGTTCTTTCGAAACTGTAGTTTTCCCTATCGTAAGACGTGTATTCTCTAAATTATTAGCGAATGATATCGTATCTGTACAAGCTATGAACTTACCAATCGGTAAATTGTTCTACTTCGTACCTAAAATTTCTGAAAGAAATGGTGATGGTACTACAGCACTTTCTACACATGGACAGCCTGTTATCGCAACTTGTCTTGACAGTACTTGTCCACCAACTAGTTACTCTGACGCGGTTAAAAACCTTTATGACCAATTTTATAACGATGGTTTATTTGATCAATCAAAAGGTGCTTTTACAGCAATCACTTCAACACCAATTCTTGTGATTTGGACGGCTACTTCAGCTGAGTTTACAACTGGTGTATCTGCATTCGCTGGTGATGGTTCTGTTAGAACTCAAATCGTTAAATTATGTGGTTTCAATACAGCTGGAGCAGGAAGATTAACTGGTCCTAATGGAAATGAAATGGATTCTGAAGAGTTCTTAGCTTCTTTAGATATTACAACTAATAGTGTATTAGTAGACAAAGATAACAAGACAATTATCGCTTCTGGTGATAGAGTTCCTTTTAGAGTTGTTACTCAAAGATATGGTAAAGGTATTGTTAACTACGGTGATATCTGTAGTCCTCAAGGATGTATTTACTTAGAATTAGATTTAACTCACCCAGTATGTGTTGAGTGTGGTGATGGTACTTTCGATGGTTACATCGGAGCACAATCAGGTTCAACAACTATCGTTCCTGGTGCAGGTGTTGTTAATTTAGGTGGTACTTCATTCGTAGCAGTTTGGAGACAATATGAGTCTTTAGAACTTGAATCTCAAATGGGAGAAGTTTCTTTCGAATTAGATTCTGTAACAGTATCTGTAACTGAAAGAAAACTAAGAGCTACTTGGACTCCTGAATTAGCTCAAGACGTAGCAGCATTCCATAACATTGATGCTGAAGCTGAATTAACAGCTTTATTGTCTGAGCAAGTTGCAGCAGAAATTGACCGTGAAATCTTACGTGACTTACGTAAAGGTGCAGCATGGCAATTACGTTGGGATTACAACGGATATAAGAGATTACCACAATCTAACGCTTACACTCAAAAAGAGTGGAACCAAACGTTAGTAACGGCAATCAACCAAATCTCAGCACAAATCCATAAGTCTACATTGAGAGGTGGAGCTAACTTTATCGTGGTATCTTCTGAAGTATCAGCTATTTTTGATGATTTAGAATACTTCCACGTATCTAACGCTTCTCCTGAGCAAGATAACTACAACATGGGTATCGAAAGAGTAGGTTCATTATCTGGACGTTACACTGTATACCGTGACCCTTACGCACCAGCTAACTCAGTGTTAATTGGACACAAAGGACAATCATTGTTAGATACAGGGTATATCTACGCTCCATATGTACCACTACAATTGACACCTACAATGTATAACCCATTTAACTTTGTA